GCCCCGAAAAAATACGGGGACAGGGTCGAGCTGGAACACTCCGGCGATCAACCTGCCATCGTTGTGAAAATTGGGGACGTGGTTGTCCCCCCCGGGCAACCTCCGAAAAATGCCTGAGCCGGTCACGGTTCAACTCAACCCCCGCCCGCAGTTCGCTCCGTACCTGCAACGGAGCCAGAGGTGGGCGTGTATGGTTGTTCACCGGCGTGCCGGGAAAACATTCGCGTGCGTACAGGACTTAATTTGCAAGGCGCTGACCCATTGGCGCCCCGGGCCGCCCCTCCGGTTTGCATACATCGCCCCCACACGGGATCAGGCAAAAGACATTGCTTGGGGGTACATTCGTGAATTCGTCGGACGGTTGCCGGGTGTGAAACTCAACGAAGCTGACTTGTGCGCAACCCTTGCAAACGGCGCGACCGTGCGACTGTATTCCGGGGAGTCATACGAGCGTCTTCGGGGTGTGTACCTCGACGGGGTTGTAGTTGACGAGTACGCCGATATTGACCCGTCCGCGTGGCACGCAGTGCTGCGGCCGTGCCTAACGGATTACCGAGGGTGGGCAACATTTATTGGCACCCCAAAAGGGAGGAACCAGTTCTGGCGCTTGTGGCAGGCGGCGACACAACAGCAGACAGACTGGTTCACCCTTATACTGCGTGCAAGTGTCTCTGGTCTCATCCCGGCAGAGGAGTTGTCGGCCATCCGAAACTCGACCCCAGCACACATTTTCGAACAGGAGTACGAGTGCAGTTTCGCCGTCGGCAGGCCGGGGGCAATTTATGCCCAGGCGATCGAGGCCGCTCGGGCCGACGGCCGGGTGACAGAGATGGTGGAATGGCACGCCGAAGCGCCGGTGTGGACGTCGTGGGACGTCGGGGCGCCCCGGAACCAAAAGGTATGGATCTGGCAGGTGTTGGGGGACCGCATAAACTACCTCGAGGCCCTCACCGGCGGGGACGATTGCAAAACTCCGGCAGACTGGGCGGGGCGGCTGATGGGCAAGCGATACCGCTACGGCGGGCATTTTATTCCGCATGATGCCGCCGCCGCCACGGGTGGCCTCTGGCAGGAGGCACTTGCCACGGGCGGCCTCGCCAATGTGGTTCCGGTGCCCCGGCAACACTCCGTTTGGGACGGGATCAACCTCGGGCTCGATGCGTTCCCTCGCATTAGATTCAACTCGGCAGGATGTGCCGAGGGGCTGGACGCCCTCGATGCGTACCACGCTCGTGAGGAGCGCGACGGGGTGACCCTCCGAGACGTCCCCGTTCACGACTGGGCCTCCCACTACTCGGACGCATTCGCCCTCGGTCACCAGGCGATCCGGGCCGGATTGGTGGTGGACCGCTCGGCGATCCGGCATCGGGTGGCCCCGGTGCGCGTTGTGGCTGGGTTCCGGGGGGACTTCGGTGGCGGCAAACCGAGGGTGCTCAGGTGACGCCGGTTTGGATGGCGGCGGCGGTGTACGAGTCGGAACCCTGCGCCCGGAGTTTTCGTGAGGATTTGGAGGCGCACCTGCAAAACGGCTACGTTTTCAGCACCCCTACCGCGTTCGTCATGGGGCGGCCCGTTGATAGCTCGGCGGATCCGGCGCAGATCGTGGACCCGTGGCACAAGTTCGATCCGGCGACGTGCGACGCATGGCTGGTGTACCTCGCGGCCGGCAACATCGCGGACGTTTTACGGCAGGAGCCTTTCCCGTTGACATTCTACTTGTGGGAGCGCAAGAACGTCCTGCGGCGTTTTCACGCCAAAACCGTAAAAAGGCTATGCTCTCAATTCTTGCTTTCTCGGCCATCGTTCTGTGGGCGGCATACCGCCCCCCTGAATTCGCACTTGCCGGACTGAGCCCTCGGCTTAATCGGCGCAAGTCCCGGCAGGATTTTGGAACGTGGCACAAAGGCGGCGGCGCCCCTCGGCCCCCGTCGGATGCCGACACCAAGAAACAAGTGGCGGAAATCCAGAAGCCGCTGCCGAAAGTTGAGATGCCGAAACCGCTCCCGCCCCCGCCTCCTCCGACCCAGAACATGGACAGCGTGCAGCAGGCCACCGAGGACGCACGGCGGCGCAGCGCCCGGGGGCGTGGGGTTGCCCAGACTCTTTTGGCCGGTGAGACCGGAGGCTACCGCCCAATGGCGCAGGCCGAAAACGGTGGAAAGCGGACCCTTCTGGGTTAATGGATCCGGCACCAGCAATTTCGAGAACCGAGATTTCGCGCAGCGTCATGCGTCGGCATGAGGCCATGCGTGCCCAGCGTGCGACGTGGGACACGCTTTGGCAGGACATTGCCAACTATGTCATGCCCCGAAAGGCGCAGATCACGAACCTCACGCTGCAGCCTAGTACCGAAAAACAAGACGTTCTTTTTGACACCACCGCCATCCGGGCAAACATGGTGTTGGCAAACGGGCAGTTGGCGTGGATGACGCCGCACGAAAGCCGCTGGTTCTCGTTTGAGCCGCCCGCCGAACTGGACGACAGCGACGAGGCCAAGAACTGGTTCAAGCGGTGTACGGAAATCGCTCAGGCGGCTTTGAGCCGGTCCAATTTTTACACCGAGATTCACGAACTGTACCTCGACCGGGGCGCTTTTGGAACTGCATGCATGTTTCTCGAGGAAGGCAAACGCCAGCCTTTGCTTTTCGACACCTGGAACGTCGGGCTCTACAGCATCGCCGAGGATGAGGAAGGCACCGTTGACACGGTGTGCCGGGAGTTTGAACTGACCACCATTCAAGCGGAGGAGAAGTTCGGGGAAGAAAATCTGAGCCCGAAGCTTCGGAAGCTGTACGCAAGCACCGACGTCAATAACCACCTGCAAAAGCACTGGTTCATTCATTGCATCTACCCGAGGGAAGAGCGGGATCCGCAGAAGGTGGACGGCGAAAACATGCCGTTCGCCAGCGTCTACCTCGAGAAAGAAACTCGGCACGTTTGCCGGGTTGGCGGGTATCGTGAGCTTCCATTTTTCGCCACGCGCTATCTGAAGTGGGGATCCAGCGCCTACGGTTGGAGCCCGTCGTGGGTGGCGCTCCCGGAGGCACGGCAGTTGAATTTCCTTGAGCGCCAGATGGACGCCCTTGCCGAACTCGCGGCATTCCCGCGCGTGCTGGTGCCGTCCGGCATGGACGGGGAAATCGACCTCCGCGCCGCAGGGGTGACCTATTTCAACCCAGCCAACCCAAGCGCGATCCCCCGGGAGTGGGGCACCTCTGGACGTTACGACGTCGGGCAGATCCGGGGAGACGTCCGGCGCAAGGCGATCGAAGAGGCGTTTCACGTCGACCTCTTCCAAATGTTCAGCCGGCTGGACAAACAGATGACGGCCCGGGAAGTCGGGGAGCGGAGCGGGGAAAAACTCACCCAGTTCAGCCCGACGTTCACCCGGATGACCACGGAGCTGTTCAACCCGTTGCTCGAACGGGTGTTCAGCATCCTGATCAGGGGCGGCCATTTCCCGCAGCCTCCGCAGTCGCTTCTTGTGCAGGATCCGGCGAGCGGTCAGGTGTTTCTTCCGCCCCCGCGCATGACGTTCAATTCGCGCATTGCGCTGGCAATCAGGGCGCTGGAAACCAATTCTTTTGCCCGACACATGGACTTCCTCGGCAGTCTCGCCCAGATGCGGCCCGAGGTGCTGGACAACTACGACATGGACAGGATCGCCCGCGACCTCGCGCGGAACGAAGGGCTCAACGCCGATTGGATGCTGGACCAAAAATCGGTTGAGGAAACCCGGGCACGCCGGGCGGCGGCGGCTGCGCAACAGGCTCAAATGCAGCAGGCGGCGGAGATGGCGCAGGCGGCGGCGGCCGTGGGCAAGGTTCCGGCTGACTCTCCGATCATGGGCGCCATGGGCGGCGCCCTAGGGCTATGACAGACACCGCAGACGCACGGGCACGGGCTGCCCAGAAACTCGTCAACGCCTATCACCGCACCTTCGGATCCGAGGATGGCGCCGCAGTTCTCGCGGACATCAAAGCCTCGTTCGGGTTCGACTTCCCAGCTTTCTTCGCCCTCGAACGGGGCGGCCACTCAGAGTTTGACCCGATCCACGCGGCAATCCGGGACGGGCAGCGGCAAGTCATTCTTCACGTTCAGGCCAAACTGGCGGCGCCCCCAGCCGGGGAGAACGACGCCAAGGCAAAACGGACCCGCGTGAAGAAGTGAAAGGAAAATCAAAATGAGTGACACTCTGTTGCAACAGACCACACCAGCCGCAGGACAGGCAGCGGGCGGGCAGGCCGCGCAGGTACAGCAAACGCAGGGCGGGTTTATCGGGGCCGATGGCGGCTTTGCCGAGGGCTGGCTGGATAAACTCCCGGGGGAACTGGATCCGTACAAGCCGACGCTGGCCAAGTACAAAGATTTTAGCTCCCTCGCGAAAAGCCACGGTGAACTCCAACAGCTTCTCGGAAAGAAGTCTTCGGCGGTGAACGTGCCCGGAGAGAAGAGCACGCCGGAGGAGATTGCGGCATTCCGCAAAGCCCTGGGCGTCCCAGAGAAGCCTGAGGAGTACGGATTCAAGCCGGACAAACTTCCGGAGGGCGTTGCGTGGGACGACAATTC